TGCTTTATCGGAGGGGCGGTCCTGGATGAAGGTCATTTTGCGGCCATTCCATACCGGCATACAACGCATCACCGAGCAGAAATCCGCCAGAACGTCATACGCCTTACGCTGGGTGGTAATATACGCATTAAGCGTCATGCGGGGTTCCGTGCCGCCAAATCCGTCCGGCACCGGTTGATCGCAGTACTGCGCGATGGCGTACAGCGCCCATTTATCCACATCCGCCCCCCCGATACGCCTGCCCAGCCCGTAACGGGGGTGGGTCAGTTTATCCATCGTGCACCACGCCGGGTTATTCGTGTACGCCGGTTTAAACGCCCCGTCCCACAGGCCGGTATATGTGCGGGTATCCGGGTCATAGTTTGAGGGGACCTGAAAAATACGTCCGCGCAGGTGGTAGTTACGCGTGACCTGCTGGCTGCCGAACTGTTCCGCATCCACCAGCAGACCGGCAACCGCTGTGCCAGGATAACCCTGCCGGATATCGATGATTTCCGTATACGACGACCACAGCGTTTTGTTCTGAAGCCTGTCGGTGGTGCTGTCCGGTGTCACCCTGACCATGCGGACACTGAACGGGCGCGGCGGTAAATTATCAGCCACTACCGATGCCAGATATTGTGTTGTGATCTTGCCGTTAATAGTGATATCAAATTCTGTGTTCCAGATCCCGCTACGCTGAAACTGTATCAGCAGATTCACGGAGGACGGGTTACGGTCCCCCTTGTCCGTGGTCTCCTGCAGCATCTGTACACCAAAGGTGAAGCGTAGCCGGTCGACATTCTCTGAGACAACAGTACGGGTAACGGGATTATCGTGTTTCACTTCCACACCCAGCACCGTTTCCGCGCCGGAAGCCTCAAAACCTTCCAGCGGTGCCTGTGGTGTCTCCCCCACCTGATATACCACGGTCACGCCGTGAATATTACTGTTACCGTCCGCGTCCACCACCGGCGTGTTATTAATCAGCACGCTCTGCAGACCGTTCACCGGGCCGACTATCGGTCCCTCACTGAGGGCATCAATCACGCTCAGTTGTTGTGTGGACTTCAGATCGTCCTTCGCCTCACGTGGTGTATGCCCCTTCCCTCCACCTTTGCTCATTCTCCTGGCTCCATAAATAACAAAACCGCCGTAATGGCGGTCATGTGTATCAGCTCATGTTGTCATGATTATCACTGCCGGATGACGACAGACGGTCTGGTAATCCCGCCGTCCTGCCGCGACGTGGTGTTTGCCTGTAACGGGGAGCCGATCACCACAACTTTTCCCGACGTGCTCTCATCCCGGGTACTCATCATCTGCGATATCACCCGTGACCCGATTTTCATTTCACCGTACAACACCGGCACCGGGTTCCCCTGGGCCACCATATTTTCCAGGGAAGAAAAGTACGTGTTCTGTTTCCCGTTATCTGTCTGACCCACCGTCGGTGTTTTGGGTACAGGTGTCAGCATCTGCGCCACACCACCCAGCGCCATACTGGTTCCTGCGGAAAACAATACTGCCGCCGCTACAGCATTCAGACCGGGAATAAATGACGCGCCAATCAGCGCTGCCCCGGCTACCACCTGCCAGATACCGTTTTTCGCTCCCGCCATACGCGGTACAATATGAACCACTGCCCCCGGCGGTAACGATTCGTTCAGTCTGGCAGTAAGGGTATCCGGCGCCATATCGCTCCCGGCAATCCGGACCTGATACCAGCCCTCATTCATTCGCTGCCGGAATCCGGGGAGTTGTATCGCCAGCGCATGTATGCCTTCCGCCGCTGTCTTTATGCTGAGGCTGATGCGCTTTCCAAATCGTTGTAAATCCCCGTAAAGGCAGATTCGCACCATTGCCGGTGCCGCCATATTGAGTGTGTCCGTCGTTGCCATTTGTCGTTATACCCCTCTCGTTTACTCAACTGCTCCGGAATATGGTGCAACAGTTCACCGTTGCCGCAGTAAATCGCCGCATGATTGGGCGTCGGTGAACCAAAACAGCAAATCAGCACGTCGCCGGGCTGCGCATCCTCCGGATTCACCCGGTAAAATCCCGCCGCCTCCAGGTGATCCAGATAGAGGCTTTTACCCTGACTCCACCAGTCATCTTCCCTATCGAAATCCGGCATATCAATCCGGGCCAGATGGTAGGCATCACGAAACAGCGTGTAGCAGTCCGTCACGCCATGCTCAAACTGCCGCCCGGTCAGGTGTGGCACGCAGCGGAATTTATGTATCCTGTTATCACAGACCAGCCACCAGTCCAGCCCGCTTTGTATCTGGAGGGTACGATCCGCACTGCTGAGACAGGGCTTACCGTCAGGATGGCTGTGTACCAGCGCCACGATGTCGCCGCGGTTCCGGGCATTCAGGTAATCCTCCGGGGATATACGAAAATACATCGTGGGTTCAGCAGACAGATTTTCACACGGAAAATACCGCTCTCCCTGTGCCGTTCTGACCACATAACCGCACGATTCCGCAGGCGCACACTGTCGGGCATGTGCCAGAATGTCATCGTTAATCATGGGAACCTGTTAAGACAGTTTGTTGATGGAAGCGAAAAATCCGGCATTCACCAGATTGTTACGCATTTCACAGCCTTTCATGCAGTGGCTGCATTTATCCTTTTTCGGGTCTGAGGTGGGCTTATCGAACTCATCGGCCACGGGCGGGCCGTCGTATCCGCAGTTTTCATCCCGGTAATCCCACGGACAGGAGTCCGCCAGCATGGTACGCCCCGGCACCACAGAACCGTCGGTTTCTGCCGGTGATGCCAGAATAATGGTAGCAGTTGATGAATCCAGTTCTGACAACTGCTCCACGTTATAGCGCGCTACCGCCTCCTGCTCCGGGTCAGCGCCCGGATTGCCGTTACTGAAATTCACCGCATCAAGAAACTTGCTGTAAACCTGATGCCTTACCACTGACGCGCCGACGAGACTTTGCAAATCCTCCGCCATCCCCGTGACCAGACCAAAGAGATTGGCAACAACGAGGTTCGGGCGGGGAGATGCGCCTTTCCCGTTCATCTCAAAATCCTGTACCTGTATCGGGTACGGTTCGTACTGCCTCCCCTGCCAGGTTAACGGCTCGCCTTTTTCGTTCGGTTCGTTACAGAAGAAAAAGCGCTCACCGCCAATCGCGGTTAAATCAAATTCCCACAAATCCACCTTCGCGGACTGCTCCGCTTTGGTGGTCTCGCTCAGGGTTTCCTGTGGTATATCCTGCATATATGAGAGATCCTTTATTATTTATCTTGCAAAAATATACATGCTTTTATTAATGGTATTTACGATACAACCAAAAAACGAGGTAACTAATGAAATACACAATATTGTCGCTGGTAGCTGGTGCGCTCATCAGTTGTTCAGCAATGGCAGAGAATACCCTGACTGTAAAGATGAACGATGCCCTGTCCAGCGGAACAGGAGAAAACATAGGTGAAATCACAGTTTCAGAGACACCTTACGGTCTGCTTTTCACTCCTCACCTAAATGGTCTTACGCCAGGAATTCACGGCTTCCATGTCCACACAAACCCAAGCTGTATGCCGGGAATGAAAGACGGTAAAGAGGTTCCGGCGCTCATGGCCGGAGGACATCTTGACCCCGAAAAAACCGGGAAACATCTTGGCCCATATAATGACAAAGGGCATTTGGGGGATCTGCCTGGACTGGTTGTCAATGCAGATGGTACAGCCACGTATCCGTTACTGGCACCACGCCTTAAATCACTGTCAGAACTGAAAGGTCACTCATTGATGATCCATAAAGGCGGTGACAATTACTCCGATAAACCTGCTCCACTGGGTGGTGGCGGTGCACGTTTTGCCTGTGGTGTCATTGAGAAATAACAGCAACATAGCCATATCGTCATAATTTCGTTTTACCCATAAAAAAGCCCTCTCACTGGAGGGCATTAAATCTGTATCGATGTTAAAGGTCAGAAGCTGTAACCTACGCCAAGCACCTAGGTTCCAGCTTTGACGTCACTGTCAGCATCAGTGGAAAAACTTGTATGCTCATAAGACGCATTAACGGCAATATTTTCAACCGGGTTAAGCTGAATACCTGCCCCATAAGCAAAGGCGGTTTTATTGTCAGAATTTCCCCAGTTATCCTTAATATGTCCGTTTGCTGCACCAATCATCACGTAAGCATTCAGATAGTCGTTAAAACGGTATGAAGGACCAACAAGAAGGGAGGTATAATCAGCATCACCTACCTTATACCCATAGTTATTAACATCAGCCGAGGTGTATGTAACTGAACCCATCGCCCCGAATCCACTGTCCAGATCTTCCCAGTTATATTTGATGTTGGCACCGTTCGCATTACCGGAAAGCCAGCCGCTTAAATCTGTGTAGGCATATCCAATTGAAACGGTATTTTTATACCCTGCTGCGTTAGCCACGCCGATGCTACCTAACGCCAGACCAACTAAAACCGCCACGACAATCTTTTTCATAACATTTCCTTTTTTTGATTATTGACTGTGCGGGCTCAGTGAAACAGCAGCAGGTTAGAAAGTTCAATCATATTTATCGATCGTTTCGATAAAAAATACTAAGAAATAACCTGCTCAAATGTCGCGGTGAATGTTGTTTTCAGCAATCCCGCTTTCACACTCCATTTCCGGCAGACAACCTTAATCTGCCGGTATCCGTAAGGCGGAGTCCACAAAAACGCCTTCACACCGTTATGCTGTGACAAAAAGCCCTCCAGTGGCGGACCATCCTCCCGGTCAACGCGGATAGTCACACTGTATTTTTTCAGGTCATTATTGATCCCGGATGCACGCCGCTGCTCGTAGCCATCACCGAACCTCACCACCGACACCTGTGGTTCCGAATCCACCCCCATGTCCGGGTCAACTTTCCAGTGAAAGGTTTTCATCATCGATATGCCCCGCTCAGCCTGCCGCCGTCACGCCCCTGCTGCTGCACGAAATCAGCCGCCGCCTTTTTACCCAGATCATAAACCGCCTTCAGCGCCTGCGGCGTCAGTTCCGGCCCCGTGTTGCTGATTGCAATATGATACTGCGGTGCAAACATCGCCATCCCTCCGGAACCTGCTGCCACAACCCCCAGCTTACCGTCAGTACCGCGACGAAGCGGCAGTATAGCCTCCGGACCGGCCTCTCCCATTACTGCCGCCCCTCTGGCAAATGCAAAGAACGTCGGTCTGTTAACAATACTGCCGCTGTACTGACTGAGTCCTGCTGAGCGGTACACGCCGCCGTCCGCATTTGGAATGACCGACAGCGCCGCTGAACTGTATGCCCCGGATGGTGTACTTCCGCCTGCTGATGCGCCAAAGCCGAACATACCCAGTACTGAACCCAACAGTTTAGAAGCCGCAATACGTGCCTCCATTTTTGCCAGGTCAGCCAGGATGGAGACCGTCAGGCTCCGGAAACTGCCCTTTCCGGTCACGGAAAAATTCGCGATACTGTCCGCCATGCCGTTAAATGCGTTTGTGAAAACGTTCTCCGTCATGCCTGCCACGTTGCCCCCCTGCGCCAGAAAGTTATCCAGCGCCCGCGACGCCCCCTGCGTCCAGTCTCCCTGCGCAGCATCCACTTTCGCGTTATAATCCGCCCACTCAGCCAGTCGGCGATCGAGACTGGCCTGAAGTTCCTGCTCCGCCTGACGGTATTCGTCAGAACCGTATGTCCCTTTTGCCTTGCTGTCGCGCTTAAGCTGCTCCAGTTGTTCCTGGTAGTGCTGTTGAATTTTCAGATGCTCTTCGTACCGGCCACGTTGCTGATCGCCCATACCCATTGTGGCCAGCGCCAGTGCGTGCTGCTGCCTGACGCGGGATTCTTCGTCAGCGAGCTGGCTGGTTAATGTGAGCGTCTTTTTCTTCAGTTCATTAAAGGCATTCTGGTGTTGCAAATCCTGTTGTGAGATATCCAGCTTCTGTAGCGCAAGCGCTATTTCATCCTTATGTGCCAGTACGCTTTGTTCATCCGCCGTCAGTTTTTTACCGGACAAATCAGCGATGCGCTGCTGAAATGACAAAAGCTGCTTATGCGCTTCCGTCATTTTTTCGGTCGTGGAAAGCTTCGCGGCGGCAATCAGCCCTTCAGTCTGCGCCTGTTGCTGGCTATACTGCAAAAGCAGTCGCCCGGCCTCGTCGTTGTGGTAAGCCTTTGGCTTTTCCTTCTGCCGTGCCATTGCTTTTTTATGGCGTTCGTTTTCACGCTCCAGCGCGGCATTGCGTACCGCTGCATCGGCATACTGCATGGCGGTAATGCGCGCCACCTCCCGTTGATGCCGCAGGGATTCAGTTTCATTATCCCGGTTCAGCGCGGCGTTCTGCTCGTTCCGGCGCTTCTGAGTCTTCTGATAATTACGCTCTGCCTGCGCCTTCGCATCCAGCAGGTCCTTCTGGCGTTTCTGTTCCTGAAGTTCGTTCAGTTGCTGCTGATCATATTCAGTCTGGGAGGAAGACACTGTCCATGGCGTTTTTCTGGCGCGCGCGATTTTTTCCTGCAGTGTCGCGATTTTTTCATCGAGCGTATCTTCCCGCCCGATATCCAGCATCCGATCCCACGCCCACTTCGCCGCATCACCCACGGCATTCCATGCCTTCTCGATCCAGCCCAGATTATCATGTACGTCACCCGCCCGTTTATTCATCTCTTCCGAATACGCGGACATGGCAATTTTCGCAGCATCAGCCGTTCTTCCCTGTTCACCGAGCACCCTGATTTGTTCAAGCTGGGTGGCAGTCAGAAAATGCAGTGCCCTGTCCAGTTCTTTCGCCGCGTTCACCGGATCATCCTGCAGCCGTTTAAACTGGCGGATGGTTTCATCCACTGACTGCCCCACGTTTTCCTGCATTCTGGCCGCGGTACGGGATACCATTGCCACTGCCTGCCCGGTAAACGCTCCGCTACCGACCACCTGGGTCAGTACTCCTGCAGCGTCGTGCTGCGTGACGCCATTTCCGGCGAGCGACTTCGCCATTTCATTAAGCTTGCCTGTGGTTTTTCCGGCGTAACTTCCGGTCAGAATAAGCTGTTTATTGAACTCCTCACTTTCTTTCGCCCCCTCATAGTACGCCTTACCCAGTCCGTAAACCGCCGCAGCCACACCGCCAACCAGCCCGCCGAGCATCATGCCCTTCGGCGACATCAGTTGCTCAATCCACCCGGCCCGGTTGGCCAGCGTGATACCGGAACCGCGAAGGGCGCCAAAATTTCCCCGTGCCAGTTCACCAATCAGTACGCCTATCTCGCGGCGCGCCATTGCTGATTTCAGTCCCAGTGCATGAGTGGATTTTGTTGCGGTATCCAGTTTGCGGATATAGACATCGGCGGCACTGCTAACCCCCAGTTCAGCCGCCTTCACCCGCAGCAACTCAGTACGGGAGAGGCCCTGTACCGCCGTCTGCTCTTTCAGTCGACGTATAAACTGTGCTTTTTTCTGCGTGGCCAGCGCCTCCGCATCGGTAAGTTCGCGTGTCTTTGCAGCAGCTTCAGACACCAGCGCCAGATAATCGCCCTGTGAAATATCTCCGCGTCCTTTCGCCTGTCGTACCTGCGCCTGGATACGCTGTAACTCCTGCAGACCACCGCTTAACTGTTTTACACTGTCAATCTGACGGTAAAATGCCGCTGCGGCTGCATCCTGAGCCTGTGCGACCGCAGCCGCCTTAGCCGCCTCTTCCTGCAACTTCTGATTCAGGGCCGCGATATGTCGCTGAGTCAAATCCACGCGCTGCGACATCTGCGCATATGACTGCGCAGTGAGCGCTACTGCCTGACGCTGGCGACCTTCAGCCGATACAGCCACTTCAGCCCCGGCTGTCGCCTCCTGGCTGGCTTTATTCTGACTCTCAATAAAACGTTTTAGTCGCGCTTCAGCTCTCGCGGACTCACCGGAAGCATTCTGCAGAATTTTTACCACCCGTGGCATTTCATCACGGAATTTCTGCGAATCCATTCCCAGATCAAAGACAAGGTTAGCCACCTGGTCCATAACGTACTCCCCCAAAAATGCCTTCGCCCGCAAACATCATGTCGTCATCATTTTTTTCAAATGCCGGTTCCGGGTCCGGCATCAGGCTGAAATCCGTTGCATCGTGAGGCTTTCCTGTCACCAGCCCGGCCACCAGCGATTTCAGGGTGGCGAATTCTGCGTCCAGATGCGCATCACTGAAGCTGTACTGCCGGAAATGTGCCGACCATTCCCCCAGCTCTGTTGCGCTCAGCTCTGACAGCATCCGGCGCCAGTCCCCCCTGCCAAACTCCCGCGCAAGCTGCATGGCAAAAAGAATTTCAGCCTTCAGGACTTTTCCGGCGAATCAGCCTCCGCACCTTCTTCTTCACTGTCAGAATCAGGGGGAGTCATTCCGCTCAGGGACAGCACCATATCGGCCCCTTTTCCCAACGCCTCATACGACCAAAGGGCGGCGATATTATCGCTGGTTTTCCCTGTATCCCGCGTCTGATCGCCATTCTGTAATGAGCGGGATACCAGCCAGGCATTAATATCAATCCCCATTCGCAAAAACGCGACCCTGCGTTCTGCTTCTGTTGATTCCTCCGTCTCCCGGTCATATTGCGCGGTGCGTTGCTGTATGTATTCCAGATACTCGACGCGTTGCAGTCCTGAAAGTTCGTACAGATCTACTGATGCATCACCATAAGTAAGCGTGTCTTTCTTCAAAAACATGATGTATTCCTGCAGAAGATGCCCCGACAGGCGGGGCAAAGGAGGGGGTTACGCCTGAGCGGCGGCCTGAACGGTGATATCCGCAATGGCGGTAAAGTTACCGTCTGAGGCCATGCCAATAATTTTTGCAGCTCCGACCTTAACGCCTTTCACTGTTGCAACGTTATCAGCCTGAGTAACCGTGGCAATCGTCGGATCTGAGGTGGCGATGCGCAGCATTTTATCTGTGGCATTGTCCGGTTTTACCGTAAACGTCAAATCAACCGTCGCGCCGACGCTCACGTTTGTTGCCTGTGGCGCCACGACCAGACCAGATACCGCTACCGGAGGTGCGGTGTCTTCCTCTGCCATATGTGGGCGCCCGACGCCTGTGATTTTCACTGTGCGGGTGATAGCCTCTTTGGACTGAACGGTCTTACCCAGCGAACTGATCCAGCCTTTAAAAACATCCACGGTTCCGTTCGGGTACTTAATGCGCCATGATTCCACATCGCCGCTATCAAACAGGTCTATCAGTTTTTTCTGCCCGGACTCTCCCGGCTTCCACGCCAGCGTGATACTGGTGTCCCCGGCGCTTTTTTGCCCCTGCGCGGTGGTTTTCCAGTCGGCATCTTCATCATCCAGGTAGTTATCATCTTCGGCGTCAGCGGTCATCTCACCGGGCTGCAGATCTTTGACCTTTGCCAGGCGCAGCCAGTCGTTATCGTTCAGCGGGTTCGCATATGCATCTCCGTTACCGGTATACAGCCATAACGTTGTACCGGCTCCTTTCACTTTTTTCAGCGGGTCAGGTGCTGTCATAATACATTCTCCTTACATGGTGTAGGTGATTTGATATGTTATTTCCGTCATAGCCCAAAGAGCCATGTCACCATCACGCTGCCAGTCATATCCGGTCGGCGTCATGGTATCGATAAGAGAAGCCAGTTGTTGAACATCGCTGAGAGCCGGATAGATTTTCCCTTCCATCCAGTCATCCAGCTCACGGTCAGGACTTTCTGCTTTCAGGAACGCCGCAACGTGCAGATGTGCTTTCCAGTTGTCTTCATCAAGCTCTTCTCCCGTGTACTGCGCGTCTGTCAGCCAGACCACCAAAGCGGGTAAATCTTCCGGCGTGATAACGGCGGGCAGACCATCAAACAGCGTTACGCCTTCACCTGACGTTTCGGACAGGCGGTCAAGAATGGCGTTACGAATGGCTGTATGTTTGTTCATCAAAGTCTCCTGGTCAGGTACAGCCGGAGTTGCTGTTTCAGCGATGAAGCGAGTTCTTTGGAAAACTCTTCCGCAATGATGCGATTTTTAGCCTCTTCAAAGCTTTGTGTCAGTGCCGCCGCCAGCGGGACCTTCACTACGTCAATGGGATAGCGCTTCTTACCTTCGATGCGCTTCATCACATGCCAGCGCCCGTTTGCCAGTTGCTGGATAAAAGCATCACGGAACAGGTACGGCCCAATCTTCAGCACGCTACCCCCGCGCAGTAACTGTCCTTTGCGGCGCGTCAGCCTGACCTGCGCTGTACCGAGTTTAATGGCGGGCAGATTGCCCCGGTTGATACGGATGCGGGCATACTGTTTTCCCACATCAAAGCGGGGGGAAGCTTTCCATAATCTGACGCGCTGTTTAACCAGCCGGAAAGGAATGCCCTGTCGGTGGTTATCACCGGCGACCGTTTCTTTTGCAACTTTATGCGTGGCAAAAGAGATGGCCTTCTGCGCCAGTCGGTTTATCGTCATAGCAGATGCTTTCGGTATCATCTGCCTGTCAATACTGCTCAGATTCTGTACAGCATTTTCCAGCCCTTTAAGTGACATGCTTCCCCCTTACCGTCGCCGGGTATCTGCCGGAGGGTCTCCCGTTCCCAGCCAGATAACCCGGCTTCCACTGCTCTCTTCCGGCCCCATTCTGTCCACCCAGTAATTCTGTCCACCAATTTCCAGGGTGTCAGCTCGCTTCAGTTGATGCACGGCTGACGATTTCACGAAAATTGACGGGCTTATCCCCTCAATTCTGACGCCGCCTGCAGCATATGAAACGCTTTCCGGATCATCAAAAACCCCGGTCAGTGAGGCACCCGCCAGTACGCCCGACGTGATGGTTGCCGTAGTTCCCATGACACTGATAATGGCGTCATCGGCTACGGACATGGCAGTATCAAAAAGATTGTCTGTCTGCGACATACCGCGGCCCTCATAACGCAACAATCAGTCCGTCTCCCGCGAGCTCATCAACATATATCGCCGGAATACGCGCCGAATCCCCCGCCGGAACAGTATCCAGAACCCGATCGCTGTCCGCTGCCAGCGCATCAATATGAAGAGTGCGGACCGCCCTGATAAGGACAAATTCCGAAAAATAAGTATTACTTTTTGCAGATTCCGGCTCGTCCCGTGAGACTTCAGCCGTCGTTTCATCATCTTCTTTATCCGACATACCGCCCGCCTCTTCCTCCCACTCAGCGACACGTTGTCTGATTTCGGCGGCGCTGCCGGAAATATCCGCTTCCCGTCCGAGTTGTACGGCGAGTACCTGCAGGCGGGCTACATTCTCTTCTTTTGTTTCCATTTCGGTCATCCTTCTGATTTCATGACACAAAAAAGGCCCTTACGGGCCATTTTGTCGATTTTCTCAACCTACCTGAACTACCACAAACTCATCCGGATCTGGCAGAACCATCAACGGAGAGGACTGCGTCATGGTGTACTCATTAGCCGGATCGCCAACAGTGATCCAGTGCTTCGGATAACGAACCGCTTCCACAATCCCTTCCGCCAGTGCCTGCTGATCCTGAATGGCGCCGTAGCAACGAATACCTTCCGACGCGGTATTCCCCAGGACCATTGTCCCTTCCGGCAGATAGCGTTTTTCGGTACCGTCCTTATCAACGTACGAGGTTTTGCAAACAAGAATAGCCAGATCGCCGTAATATCCCTTAAAGGACACGACAGCCCCCAGGTCTTTTACGGCGGTCTCCATCTCGGACGCTGATCCACGGCGGGTATCCAGTTTTTCACGGAACATCTTAAAGCTGTTCAGTTGACGCCAGACCTTTCCATCCATCACGGCGATATTAATCAGGCCGGATGCCTGATCGCAGTACAGGTCAATGTCATATGTCGGGTCGAAGTTATCGCGGTCCTGCTCTGACCATTTTTTACCTGCAGCCTGAACAATGTTGTTGGCCGCTGAGCGCCCGAAATCCACCTCCACTGTGTCGAACTGCTCACCCTCCATCGTGTACTTGCCGTACAGCACGGCATTAACGGCCTGCATTTCCTCAACCTGAACAATGGCGTGCTCCTCCTGCTTGAGGTTATCCGTCAGGATACGCAGGCGGCGATACGCCTGGTCGTTGAGTTTTGCCGGATCTTCTCCCGGTAAACGCTCTACAACCTGGTCGTAAGTGACCTCGTGTTTGGGCTTTACATAGCCCGGGCGAATAACGCGGGTTTCACCGCCACGGTTATGTAACACCACCCCACCCACAACAGGAGAGACATAGGCGGCGATCGGCGTTTTCCCTTTGATTTTATCCAGCATCACTTCCTGAGTTTTAAAGGTCATGGTGCGACGGAAAAACAAATTCAGGAAAAGCGCGTTAAACTTGACCTTCTGCTCGGTATATCCAAGCAACTGACGAGTGGTAAACAAATTCATGAATAATATTCCTTTGAACTGTAAAAACAGAACAGGCCGCTGTGCGGCCTGATATTACGGTAATGCGGCATGACTGATGGCGCTGCCTACAAAAGCGTTCGCTTTTTTAACGGCGTCCACATTTTCCGGCCACAACAGCGCCTCAGTGGCAAACGTGCCACTTTTCCAGTACGTTAACTGGCTTTCCGTACCCTCCAGCGGCAGAACCAGCACACCCACTGCTGTACCCGCACTTTGCCCGTCCCAGGCAACCAGTTTTCCTGTTGCGGCTTCCAGCATCAGCGGTGTCAGCGCTGGAGTAGCGGTCGCAATCCCGTTACTGCCCGTGGCAGTATGCGCGGTATCATTCCCGGCAAAAATACGCTTTTCATCGCGCTGTTGCGTTATCGTTTTAAAGGTCATTATTTGCCTCCTTTTTCTGCGGCTACAGTACCCGGAATACCCATCATTAACTGCATCTCTGCATCATCCCCCTGACCACCTCCACCAGATACGGCGAGCGGGGACTGCGATTGCATAAACTGATCAAAAGCGTTGTTCATGCTCAGCCCGCCAGAACCCGATGTATCCGGCGCTGCCGCCAGTAGTTCACGCGCCTGCTCAACGGTCATTCCTGGCGTGGTTGCCAGTTTCCCGGCCAGCTCCTCACACCCCTTAGCCTCATCCAGCGTCAGAATACTGTCGCTGAGTGATGTCGCATTTGAGCGCGGCGACGCGGCGAGAATGGTTTTAGCCCGTTCCGCTGTCATATCCGGCATAGCGGCCAGCGCGGCAGCCAGCGTCCCCCTGCCATCAGCCTCTTCCAGCGCCATAATGCGATCCGCCTCACTGACAACTTCCTGTTGTGGCGCTGCCGCCGCCAGAATGGCCTGCGCCTGCGTCACACTCATACCCGGCTGGCTGGCCAGCATCTGCGCCAGTTGTTCACGCCCCTTTGCCTCCGGGCAGCCTATAATCCCCATCACGCGCTGATTTTCCTGCGCTGCCGCTTCTTTTGCTGTTAATTCAGGCATATTACGTTCTCCTGGGTTACTCTTCAGTGCTGCGGCCATTACCGTAACGGCATCTGCAGCGTTTACCATTTCATCAGCCAGCCCGGCATCAATGCCCGCCCGACCATCGTATGTCGCCGCCTCGGTCGCCATTACCGCATCGACTGACAACCCCGTGTACTGTGCAACCTTTTCGGCAAACATCAGCCTCGCGTCATCCATCTTTTGCTGGTAATCCGCGCGTATGCTTTCCGGCAGTTCGCGCGTCCCGTTCAGATCGACCTTGTGGCTCCCTGAGTAAATCAGGGTGATATCGATGCCTTCCTGCTCGAGTTTTCCGGCATAGCTGGTATGCGCCATCACCACGCCAATTGAACCTATTCTGGATGTCTGCGTCACCAGTCTGCGCTGGCAGGCTGAGGCCAGCAGCATCGCCGCCGAACAGGACAGGTCATTTGCCAGCGCCCAGACGGGTTTTTGTTCACCCAGCCGGTAAATCATGTCGGCACAGTCAAATGCCCCTGCGGCCTGACCACCCGGACTGTCGATATCCAGCAAAACCCCTTTAACGTCCGGGTCGTCCATCGCCTGCTGCAGGCGGGCGGTAATGCCGTCATAGCCGGTCATTCCGGAAAATGGTCGCATGCCGCCAAGCTTATGAACGAGTGTTCCTGAGACAGGCAGCATGGCAATGCCATTTACCACCTGATAAAACCGCGCCCGCGGCTTGTCGCCAGACATATAACTCCCGGTAACAAGCTCCATACCCGCCTGATCAAGGCGTTCCTGATCCTGGGGAATTTGCAGGCTGCCAATACCGGATTCCCGGCCTAACGCGCAAAAGAAAACCCGCGCGTAGGCGGGTTCAAGTAACAGCGGGGCATTGGTGGCCTGGCTTATTATGTGCGGTAGATTACGTTGCACGCTTATCCTCCTCCGGCTGGCGGCTCTCTGTTATTTTTTGCTGGTACGTTTCTGTTATCCAGACAGGGCGGGGAAGCCCCGCCGTGCGGCGTTCTTCGGACTCCCTGACCTGCTGGCGGAAAATGTCCTGGTAATCTTCACCCATAATGGCCAGCTCTTTCTCGTAGGTACTGAGGCCCGCCTCAATACGCATAACGGCCTCCTGCACTTCCTTGAGCCCGTCAATCGCCATGCGTCCTGCACCAATCCATTCAGCCCGACTCCAGCTTGAACGTGCCTCCCAGAAAGAAAAGCGCGATCGCGGCGCTTTTATTACTCCACGTATCAGCGCCTCCTCAAGCCAGCAGGAAAACATCTGCGTCGCCAGTCGTCCGGCTATCAGTTTCCGGCGTCCCATAAAGTAACGCCACGACTCATTAGCAGACGCACGGGCGCTGGAGTAACTGACCTGAGAATAATCGCGCGAAAGCTGCTCGTAGGACACGCCCAGGCCTGCGGCGATATAGCGCAATATGGCCTGTTCCAGCGCGGAAAAACCACTGTCAGCATTCTGTGCCGTCTGCAATTTCAGCTCATCACCAGGGTGAAGATGGGGAATTTTTACACCGCCGAGTTTTACATTGTTGGCAGCATAAAAACGCGCATAGCTCGCCAGGATACTGACCAGCGGGTTATTTTCGTCCCCGCCTCCGGCCCCCGCGATGTATTCAAATGCCTTATCGGTATCCAGCTCGCTCTCAATCGTCGCGGCGTACATCGCCTTAACAATGGTTGACTGAAGCTGGGTCTCCTGAAGTGTATCGAGCATTTTCAGACGCTGCATCACACTGTAAAACTGATTGGCGCCGCGGGTCTGCCCGTCCTCCACTGGCTCAAAAATGTGAAGCATTGCCGGGCGACCTGACACCAGGTATTTGGGCACCCGCGTCCACTGACCTGAACCTGATAACGGCCAGTCATCTTCGCAGACGTGATACGCCAGCGCCCTGCCATTCCGGTCAACCTCCACACCCGCTCTTAACTGCTTATTCCCCATAGCGTGACCGGGCGTATCAATGCGCTTTGGACTTATCGCTTTAAACCGGGTCCTGAACAGTTGCGTGGTTTCCGCATCCCAGACTGGCTGAAGAAAAATCTCACCATTGAAAGCGTGTACGCCAACCCCTTCACGTATGAACTCCGTAAACGTGCGCTTCCCTTCAATGTCTATTTCACCAAAAATGCCGTCACAATATTCCGTCCACGCCGATTCCACTTCATTGATAAAGCTCCGCGCGGCAGATTCCCGCATGCCCAGGTATTGCCAGTTCGGACGATAACTGATGAGAAACAAGTGCCCTACGATGTGGTCCTTATGTAATGCCACCGCGTTGGCAGCAATACCGTTATTGCGGACCAGATCATCGGCGCGGGCGTTACCCAGCCGCAGGGATGGCAACAGGGCGGCATCCGCGCTTTCAGCGGGAGGCATCCAGTCGGCCAGTTGACCACCAAAACCAGCACCGCCGCCACTGTACCCCAGGCTTTCACGTAGCGGCGTTCCGTTGACATCAATCAGTACCGGCCCCCGTTTCATAACCTCACCCCTGCCGGACCGCGACGCCCTCCCGTTTTCAGGCTGGCTTCCATTTCTGCGATGTACTTTTTCAAATCACTGACGGAGGTTGCGGTAAATTCCACCCGGCGCCCGTCTTTTTGCACCGTCGCCACGCGCTTACCCATCATCAGGTCATGTAGCGCGGCACGAGCTTCGATTAATTCAGCCATTGTTGCCATTATTAAGATCTCCCGAAAGCAGGGCGGCCAGCTCCTCAAGGGTTGGGCCCGTTTTATTCTCGCTTTTTCTGGACGCGGCCAGCGCATCCAGATCCAGTTGCCAGCGCTGAACGGATACTCTGTACGCCGCATAGGCATACACCAGACAATCCAGCGCTTCATTACGCCTTTTCTTTGCGTCCCACTGCAGCTTTATCTTTCCGTTTACCACCTTTTCCACCAGCTCTTCAGCCACCAGTTGTTTTGCTTCCACTTCCGAAAAAATCTCCGGATTATCAGGAAAACGAAAGGTGTAAGGCGAGGCTGAGTCAGGCGGGGTGGAAGGCTCTTTAAGTCTGGCGTAAATCATCTCTTTGGCGGTGTCAGTTCCGATTTCACATAAAAAAACACCGCGCTGATTCCTGCTTTTTGGCATGGTAATAACAGGTTTTCCGTATACCGACGCCCCTTTTATAGGTAGCACCCTGAATATGCCGTGCTTTTTTGAGCGTTTATAAACTATTTCGGCATCAATACCCCCGGTATCCCAGCAGACGCGGGCAATCGACATTTCAGTACCGTCCGCATGGAGATATTTTTTATTTATCGCCTCATCAACGCGCGTCAGGGTCTCTTCGTGATCCGGTCGCCCCATAATGATTTTTTTATCAATCAGAAATGCTTCTTCTCCCGGTGCCCAGCCCCAGACATACATTTCAAAGCGGTTGGCCTGGGAATCAATGCCTGCTGTCAGGTAAACCACCCGCTCAGGCACCACCGCGCCATAACGAATGACCTTCTCAAGTAGGATCTCATAACCGATTTTTTCGGCTACCGCCTCTTCGTACGTCTCCCCCAGGGTGGTATTAATGAAAGTCTTGACGCCATTTGGATCTTTCAGCGCATCAAGCCAGTCATAAACAATCTGTACCCAGGTGGTAAACGGGCTGTAGGCCGTCCAGATGTGAAATGAAATTGAACGTGGCGGCGGTATTTCATCACCAGCAGCACTGTAAAAAGTCAGGCCGTCGCGGGTCCATATCCCTGTATTGTCACAAATCCAGCGCCCTTCTTTCTGGTCAAGTTCTGACTGGCGAATTACGCATCCATTATGTTCACAAAGGTAATACACCGTTTCCGGTTTACCCTTTTCCCATTTCAGGCCAAACGCGGTACTGTCATCACCAAATTTCAGGTACTGCTCTTCGCCGCAGTGCGGGCAGGGTACGTGGAACCGCATAAAGTGCGCCGACTCATTCGCCGCCTTGTCAATCTGGCAGGTTCCTTTGGCTTTAGGCGTGGAACCACGAATGGATTTAGGCCATACCGATCCCTCAATACGCTTGTCACCCAGCAGGGTTGGCGAACCTTCTTTTTCCACATCCGGCTCAAAAGATGACAACTCGTCATAGCAGGACACATCCACCGATTTTTCACGGTAGTTTTTGGCTGCTGCACCGCCGAGACACCAGAACCCGACACCGGAAGAGAAGCGTTTCAGGGTTAGTGTGTTATTGCGATGTTTACGACCGAACCAGGGGGCCAGTTCCAGAAGCACCGGAACATCACGGATGGTAGGTTCCACGTGCGACTTCATGAAGTCTTCTGCCGCTGAGTCCGTTGGCTGAAAAAGCAGGCTGTTACGTGATTTATGCTCAATAAAATAGGCTTCCACACCCAGCAACATTTTGGTATAGCCCACGCGGGCTGATTTAATCAGGTTAACGACGCGTATTCTGTCATTACCCATCGCATTCATTATTGCTACCTGAAACGGCAATGTTTCCCATTTTCCTGGTGTGTAGGAGGACTCTTTTGGCAGATAGTAATACTCATCGGCCCACTGCACGGCTGTAAGTGGAACAGGAATATGCAATGCGATCAGACCATTTGTTATAGCCCTGTTAGCATTATTCGCCTGACGTTCTCCTGAAGTCATCAACCCACTTCTCCACATCTGCTATCGTGGCCGCTTTGTCCGATGCTTTTGCAATTTCCGTTTTTATTGCATCAATGTGTTCAGTGGTTAAATCCGGGTACTTGCGTTGCAATGTAAGAGGCAGCCTCGACAATATCCCTACTATTTCCTGAGCAATTCTTTGCAAAATATAAGTAAACAGCTCAATATCCATAACCTCTGATTTACGTTCTGCATTTTTCAGTTCCTGCGCATCAGCCTGCGCCCTGGTCAGCCGGTAACGCTCATAGTCAATGGTTCCCGGTACAAGATCGGATTCAGCGGCAGCCCGTAAATCATCAACTTCCTTACGCAGTTTTTCATTTTCTATGGACGCATCCCGCTCGGCGTACCACTCAATCACCGCTGCAGAATCAAAAACAGCTTCCACACCCTTCCCGCCTCCGGACGCCAGTGGCATTCCCTGACTTTGCCAGCGTTCAATAGTGCGGGGATCAACATTAAAAAACTCTGCCAACCTCTTTTTGTTAACTTTCATAAAAAATTACACCTCAAAAATAAGGTACGACACGAAAACCCATAAAAATGGCAAAATCACAGCCTGACGTGTCGTTTCTTTTTTTAAACAAAACCAAATAAAACATAACGTTAACAAAAAGAAGCACCGACACGTTTTTCCTCTGAAAATTTTCATAAGGAGTGAAATCTCGCGAGCGCGTCGCCCCGTAACGGCCTGATTTGCCGGAAAGGACCCGCGCAAATGACATTCATTATCACTACCTTCGCCGTGCTGACTCTTCCACCACGGTTTCGCCGCATGGTTCTGGTGAATGTGGCAGGACAGTAACAGGACGGCGCACTGAGGTATTACTCGCGTTTAACTGATGGATCAGGCCGGATGCTGTGTGGATAATCCTGCGGCCTCATAACAACTCCGATAGCCCCGATACCATTCGCCCGTGAGGGACGCTGTGCCTGTGCGGGCTTTTTTTTACCCTCACAATACCTATTCACACTGCGTGCGAACGTACTCCTGCAAATACTTCAGTTTTTCCTGGTCGCTGATGATTCCGGCGCGGATATTGAGAACGTTTTGTCCAGCACCTGGAGAGAGTTCGACGGTGGCAGCATTGCCCACGCGGCTGGTGCTGGCGGTTTCGGTCCGGGTGGGCACTGAACATCGCCCTTCGACGCGCACCCGGCCACCAGCAGCAAGGCGGCGCTGCAAATCAGTATTCCTGGTCTGTGCATCAGCTAATTCCTTCGTATATTTTGCATCGAGGGCGGCAACGTCACGCTGGCGCGTTTGCATATCGCTGATAGTCTCGTTCGCCAGCTTCAGGTTGTGAGTGGCGGTGTCCCGCTGCTGCCGGAACCGTACCGCGTTACTGTGGTAATGGTCTGTTGCCCATGCCAGTACCGCGACCACAATCAACAATGAGGCTATTACGCCCGTGGTTATACGGTTCATTTCAGCCCCCACGTACACACCTCGTGCTCGATCTCGCGACGCGTTACCAGCCCTTTCCACTGCTTACCACCTGCATACGTCCAGCGTTTAAGCTCGTTGCAGGCTCCGGCCAGATCACCAGTGTTGAGTTTTTTCAGCAGGGTTGACCTGGCAAACGCGCCAGTACCAACGTTGTACGCAAAGGAGTAGAGCGCAGCTCTTTCGCTGTTCGGGATACTGGCCTTAATCAGTGGATCAATGCGGGCTGCGACCAGTGCAAGGTCTTTATTCAGCAGAGCATCACACTCCGCATCGGTATAGTGCTTGCCAGGTACAATGTCTTTTCCCGTATGTCCATCACATACGGTAAGTACGCCAGCCACATCTCGATAGGGTTCATGGCGCCTGCCTTCCAGACCGCCATTACCGCCAAGCATCGCCGCCGCTATCACCATTGCACTCGCGCCACCAGCCAGAAGGGCCTTAACTTTTGTCCTGAGCGCCATTATTGCCCTCCGGCATTTCAGATACCGCCAGCATTTTTAACGTGCTGTCATGGTCGTTTTTTTCCAGAATCCGGGCGATTAGCCTGTTACGCTCTTCCATCGCGGCAGCCTGTCTTGCCTGAGCCTGCTCTGATTTCTTTTTGTAATGCTTATTAACCAGAAACGTACCAATACCCAGAACAATACCTATCAGCGCGCCATAGTCGTTTAACGTCCACTGGGCGCATATGCCGCTGATTAATGCCCAGATGTAGGCCAGCCATGTCGTATGTTTATCCATTGTCATAACTTCCCCTGTCCGGGAAATGGACTACCCGGATGTCGGGTAAGTGGAAAAAGAAAAGGCCGCGCAATAGCGCAGCCTTGTGATGGGTGCGGGAGCCAATCCCCGCTATGCGGCAGTGGTATACAGACAATCAGGGGTATGATTTACGCAGCTAATATTTCAAGCCGTCTTCCAAGCGCCGCCAGCGCGTTCTATATCTAAGCTGGTGGTTGTAACAGCCCCGACAGTACTTCTGCTTCACCGTTATGGCAGATATCATCGCCCCTTGTCAGATGCCAGACACCGACAATAAGCTGTCCTGATTCCAGATCGTCAACTGTGTCGTTCGTATAGTATGCCACCTGAACAACACCGTTATGCTGAATCCAGTAATACCCTTCTTTCATTCACACCTCCGCCAGACTAAGCAAATAGTATAGGGCGAAGCAGAAAATGCCACGGTGCAAGAAACCACAATTCAAAGCCTGTTGAACAAAAAAGGCCCGCGAATGCGACCCCCTAAAACGCAAAAACCCGCTCAATGGCGGGTTCTTTTGTGTTCATGTCTGTTATTCGCCTCGCGATACAGCTTTGCGAAGCATACCGGGATTGAAGCAGTTTGTGGGCAAAAATGCAATAGCTTTTTTCACTAATGAGTCGCCAGATTTTACGTACAAAACGTGTCAATTTTCAAATCTCGTAACATCCAGACCATATGCCTCACAAAGCGGAACATAGAGCGCGTTCTCAGCCGTACATAACCATTGATCAATACGATTTTTGCAGGTCCTCAGGCACCAATCTGGATGCAGCTCATTTAGCTGTTCTGCCATTTTGCGCTTACTCATTCCCGGCCCTTCATAACGCTGGTGAATCAACTTTTTCAGCGCCGGATACTCAGCTAATACAGTACCAATCACGCGGTCAATCAACATGGCCTCGGAATCAGTACAATGCGCCAGCCAGCTTTTTTGTTTCCCGTTCATCATTTCACGAAGAAAGGCCTCCAGATCTGGCTTGCTTGTTCCTGATTTTTTCAGACGGCGTAAAGCCTCATTGATGGCTGTTTTTGTCAGTTTTCTGGAGGCCAGTAACTGGTTAAACATATTGCCGGGTTTACCGCTGCCGATGTATGACCATCGTCCCCACATACGGAGTTTTCCCTGAATCCACACGCTTTCCAGTGTATTCAGTCGAAAATATTCGCCCGGTTTTCCGGTACTGGTTGGATAAATCATTTCGGTACCACCTTTCCCATGCGTACAAGTTTAATCACTGTCAGTACGATTGCCCTGTTCATCAGACACCGGCGTTCTTCCCTGCTCAGGTGACTGCCGTTATCGATTTCATGATGGCATTCCTGACAAATAGCCGCCGTGGCGCAGTCATCCGTTTTCATTCCCATGCCTTTGCCTTCATTCATGTGCGCGACCTGCGTTCCCCACCGACCACACAGCACGCACTGCTCAATCTGCCCGACGGCTGCCAGCCATTTTTTACTGCGGTAAGTTTTCATTTCAGATAAGAGCACGCACGCCTCCGTACTGGCACATGCCCGAATTCCGGTAACAGGGCGCTTACCGTCCAGTGAATACAGTCATGATTCAGGCTGCGCTCCGTCTTTACCCCCCTGCGCCGGTACTGCTTCACCAGCTCATCCGCCTCTTCGGTGGTACACGCCGGATGCTGAAACCATGTCATTTTCATGCGAACTCCAGCAGATGCGCGGCCACGTTTTCAACTTCTTCCGGAGAGGAAAATTTACGAAACAGAATCCAGTTCCACAGGACGTTCAGCACAGCCTTATAGACCTGTTGAAACTCGGTTTCGTCCATACTGGCGAATGCTATGGATTTCGCCCGGCGCCCGCGGCTGCCATCCGGATAAAAATGCTCGGTATAAAACCCGGCCTGAACGGTTACCCATTCCCGGAAGGCATCAAAAGATTTAAGAAGGGCGACGTCCCTGGTTCGCAGGGTAGCTACGTTATGGAGGTACTGTTCCGCCGCCTCGTTAAGGGCCGGGGTATATTCCTGGCCTGCGGAGTCGCAAAGAAAATTAACGAACCCGGAGATAAGTTTCTGTTCCCGCGATGTGACCGTGCCGCCCGTTGGCGTCCAGTAGTCGAAACCAAGCTGAAGGAGTTTAAAAAATCGTTTATGAAAGGCGTAGTTGCGGACACGCTTAAAATCGGCGTGTATCCACTCACCGATTTTTACTGAGCGCAGGAAATCCCCACTCTCCGGCGTCGCCGGGAGCAGAAGCCCTGATGAGGTTTGCTTGACCAGTTGTAAATGCGCCATCGTTCTCTCCGTTGGCGCAGTAGATTGGGAGTTCAGCCCGCAGACGAGTATAACAAAGGATGATTATTCATGATAACCGGCCCTGATAGTCAGCTCATTAATCAGGGTATCGCTCCCCATGATGTCATTTTGCAACAACGGCAGAAACCGGACATAGCGGCCATCCCGATACATCAATGACCTGTTGCAGTCAGGAAAAAAATCCATTTCAGCAATTACTGTCATGTCATCACGGCGAATAACAGCATATTTACAAGTGAATGTTTTATTTAAATTTTTCACGGTGTCTCCATAGATAACGAACTTGAGCATTTTTAAAGCATCTTCATTCTCACCATGAATATATAGGAGACTATTAATTATCATCATCAATAAATATGGCTATTTTTTGACCATATGCAATGACATTTTCTCTGTGTACTATTTATAATCTTATAACTGGTTATTTTTTGACATGCTCATTTCCCGGACATTAAAAAACCGCCGGCGCAGGTATTAAGTGCGGGTACATTGAGGTTGTCTGACACATCACAGGTGACGGAGATTCATCCCCCAAGGTCTCTTACTTAGCAATGAAGACAACTACCTCCTCTCTGTCTGGCCGGTTCGATCGCAGTCTCTCCTCGTTACTGGTGCAGTCACTGTGACAGTGATGCAGATGATAATCAGGACGATTAACATCGCTGCGGTTGACTTATCCGGCAAAATTATGCTGCCATGATGCCAGTTAACCATACTGGCATCATGGCCAACCGGCATCGAAAAGCATGTTGACCAGACTCGCAGGCCATTGAATCACGCAACAACCAGTTACTGTCATCTGATGAAAAAGGCTGTGCATAACAGAATCAGAACTGACTGGTATCAGAGCCATGTTCTTCAGCAGCAAATACATAAGATGAAGCAAGATATAAAGAATGAAGGAAAAATTGAGTATAAAAAACGTACAGAATTATCTGAAGTAACTTCCCTGCAGCATTGACGCCGCAGGGAATCTATTTATGGTGTAACTATATTGAACCAGAACTCAAACTTGTCCATATAGCCCAGCATCTCATCCAGTTTCGCAGCATTACCGGTAACGTTGACTTCTCCTTTATCTTGAGCCTGCTTCAGAGTTTCTTCCTTCAGGATAATTTTATTCAGCGTGTCACGGTTCAGAGTAATCGTGGCATCAGCATCTTTCGCTTCAGCATTAGCCGTGTGGTTCAGCACGCCATTTTCCAGCTCAAGCTTGTACTTTCCGCCGTCGCTGCCAAGGTCAATATTAAATACCGCCCGGGCATTACCCGCTTTTTCACCGTTGATATGTACAGCCAGGAAGTCGAAGAACATTTCAGGGGTCATCGCCCGAACGGTATCCGGACTTGCTGTATTTGGCGTCGGACCTTTAACCACACCGTTACGCAGCTCCTGCGCACCGGTCAGGTAGAAGTTACGCCATGGACCAGATTCAGCCTGATACCCCAATTGCTCCAACGCATCGGCTTCAAGGTTACGTGCATTCTGGTTATTTGGATCGGCAAACACGACCTTACTCACCACCTGAGCAACCCAACGGTAGTTCCCCTGGTCAAAGTCTGCTTTAGCTTTCTGAAGAATCGCATCGGCACCGCCCATGTATTCAACAAATTTCTTGGCCGCTTCTTCGGGTGGCAGCTCATCAAGGGTTGCCGGATTGCCATCGAACCAACCGAGATACAGCACATACGTTGCTTTTACGTCATGGCTGATGGAGCCGTAATAGCCGCGGTTGGCCCAGGTTTTTGCCAGGCTATCCGGTAGTTTGAAGTTGGCCGCTATTTCGTCGCGAGTCAGACCTTCATTGGCCATGCGCAGAGTCTGGTCATTGATATAACGATACAGGTCTCGCTGGCTTTTCAGCAGACCAACAACATTCTCGTTACCCCAGGTCGGCCAGTGGTGCTGGGCCATAATAATTTCAGCTTTGTCACCCCAACGCACTATAGCTTCGTTGATATATTTCGACCACGGCAACGGCTCACGAATTTTTGCGCCACGTAGCGAGTAAGTGTTATGCAGGGTGTGAGTGACGTCCTCTGCGGCTTCGATGAGTTTCTTCTCTTCGATGAACCACAGCATTTCCGAAGGGGCTTCCGAACCAGGGGCCAGCATAAAGTCGTAAGTCAGGCCATCAATCACTTCTTTCTGGCCGTCTTTATCGATGATATTAGTGGGCGCAATCAGTGTCACCGTCCCCGCAGAGGTGGTCGTCCCCAGTCCGGCGCCAACCTGGCCGGAAGCATCTGGTTTCAGGAGGTTGCCATACATATAGCTGGCACGGCGGCTCATCACGTTGCCGGCCATAATATTCTCGGCTACTGCTGCCTCCATAAAGCCAGCAGGCGCATACACTTTCACCTTGCCGGATTTCACGTCCGCTTCATCGACAACGCCACGCACACCGCCATAGTGGTCAACATGGCTATGAGTATAAATGATGGCGACAACAGGCTTATTGCCACGGTTTTTGAAATACAAATCCATACCGGCTTTGGCTGTTTCCGCAGAAACCAGCGGATCGACAACCGTAATCCCCTCTTTACCTTCGATAATCGTCATGTTGGATAAATCAAGGTTACGAATCTGGTAGACGCCGTCGGTGACTTCAAACAAGCCACTGATATTGATTAGCTGGGACTGACGCCACAGACTAGGGTTAACAGTGTCAGGAGATTTTTCCCCTTCTTTTATGAAAGCGTACTGCTGTGGATTCCAGATGACATTCCCTTGCTCTCCCTTAATCACGTCTTCAGGTAAAGCGGCGATAAAGCCTTTATGGGCATTCGTGAAATCGGTGTTATCAGAGAAAGGGAGTTGGTTATAAAGCGCATCGTTAGCTTGCTTGGTTGAAGCAGTGGCACCTTTTGGGGCTTCCTGTGCAAATAAAGGTGTCAGCGCAGTGGAAGAGAGTAGCCCCGCCAGCGCAAAACTTTTAACGATCAACTTAAGTCTCATTTGTACCCCTCATGTAAAAATATTCTGTATCACTCAGTCTGGTAGATTAATTATCTGTTAATTCAAACAATTAAAGTTATTGCTGACCATTTTCTCTCTTTTAAATATAACCAAAACGTTACATTTCGCTATTTATGGATACAAATAAATCGTGTTTTACGTCAGCCAGTTCCATCCTCTTTTAGTAAGTGGGGTAAGCTCGCTTCCCGTTTCCGGGAGACAACTATAATTATTCCCCCTACTACAGAAGCTGTGACTATAAGTTCGTCACTGTGGAACAAAAATCATCTCATCAGCCAAAAATGCTGCCTGGCCTGATAGCTTTTCCATTTTTCACTGTGAGATATCTGCGCACTACACTGGATAGTAATTATTCATTATATGAGGCGGTTAAGGATGGGGCAGGATTCGGACGACAGGCGCCGTACTTCCAGTGCTGGAAGGATATGGCAGGATCATAAAGATATGGTCACGCAAGCGCTACGTGTAAGTATTCCGTGGTTCACATTTGTGAATATCAGTTTTGCGCTTATCATTTTATTTCGCCACATACTCATCAGTGACTTTGACAAGTCGATCAGTGCACAGACTGGAATACTGCCTTTAATAGACGATATTATGGGCAGTATTATTGTTTTTTCGTTCCTGATACTCCTTTTCATTTACCGCCTTCCGGCCAGATTTACTCCTCTTTGTCTGGTGATGCTGCTGATTCTCAGTCTGATGTGGAGCTATTGTAGCTACTGTTTTATTGTCTGGTGGCAACTGCCTTTTGCCTGGCCTCTCAGTGTCATCCTTATGCTTACCGCGCTGGCTGCGCTTTATTATCATCTGCCAGCGTTGCTACTTTTCATCGTCCCGTTATGGCTGACCGCCCTGCTGGCCAGTGTGCAGCTTAACCAGTATGTGAATATCCGGTTTTTATTAGTCTGGCTTACTCTTACCGCCATACTCATTTATGGTCGCTTTATCCTGCAGCGCTGGTTTGATGAAGCCTGGTTGCGTTACCAGGAAAACCGGATGCTTATCGCGCGTCTCGACGTTATGGCTCACCAGGATGCACTGACCGGGACCGCTAATCGACGTTCAATGGAAAGTTTTCTTGGGGATGCTCTCCGCCAGACGGAGCCGTTTGCACTGATCATGCTCGATGTGGACTATTTCAAAAACTATAACGACCATTATGGTCACCAGGCTGGCGATGCCTGTCTGGCAAAGGTGGCCGGGGTAATGAAGAGGTCGGTTCGTACTCCGGCAGACCTGGTGGCACGTTACGGGGGCGAGGAGTTTGTCGTTGTGCTGCCTTCGTCGTCGCTGAATGAAGCAGCACTGGTTGCTGAACGTATTCAGACAAACCTGCGTGAAACCGCAATGCCGCATGCAGCATCTGCGGTTAGCGAAACGGTCACCGTCAGTATGGGCATCACCCTTTCCACAGCCGGTGACACTGTTACCGGCATTATTGCCAGAGCGGACGAGGCCCTTTATCGGGCTAAACAACAGGGACGTAATCGTTGGGTAAAGTAAAACCAGTTGCCCGGTGTTTGATACAGATGATCACCTTGCCATACTCAGATAATTAAAACTGAATATTTGGAAGCAAAAAAGACAGTCGGACTCACGGAACCTTTGCGCTGGTACAGCCTGAATATCAGATAAAATTATGTCCAGCCGCAGACAACCAGTTGACAGTGGAATATTCCTGGTGTTGTGAACAAGGCGACATTCACAACACGACTGTGCTCACGGAATTCAAATGCCGAACGGGTGATTACGATATTCGCTACCTCTGCAAAGTTATATTATTCGATTTTCATGCAGATTTCGCCTCCCGGTGATGTCCCCGATAAAATGCCAGTACCCTTTGCATCGTCACGCTGTTCCGGCACTCCGTACAGATAACGTTTCTGGTCCGGTCGTAGGAACTCACGACACCTTCCGGCGTTTTCAGAAAGCGGGTAATCCTGGCATCTTCACGTTTCTGCTTCCAAAACAGGAAAGCCTGTTCCGAAGGAAAAATACCGCTTCTCCCGGCCTGATACAGATCCCCACAACTTTCCGCCTTTTCCAGGTAGTGGCGGGCTGTAAAAATGGTTAACCCTGTTATCTTCCGCAGCTCTCCAAACGTCATCCGACCGTGTGTTCGTACCAGTTCCGTCAGGCGCTTCTGTATTTCAGCTTTCTGCGCCGGTGTGTAATTTCTGCTCATAAATCCCCCCTGTTAAAGCCTTCCCGCCGCCTTACGCCGTCTGAATTCTTCCATCATCAGTTGTGCCGGGGTTGGCCCTGCAGGATGACGCGGCGCTGCCAGTTGACGGCGTACCGGCGGTATGCTGAAACCATTACCGACGTGTTTTGTCCACTTCGCCAGTAACCGTTCTGCAAGTCGTTTCAGTTCGCCTTCCGTCATCTGGTGCTCAACGCCCGTTCTGCGCATCTCGGTGCAGATGTGATACAGAACCGGCTGAGGCCACGGATATTTATCACTGCCGGAGTAGCGCCAGGACTCGTTACGCCAGTGACGATATTCCGCCAGCACCGCATCGGCTGTGAGACCAAACGCATTAGCTCCGCTTTCAGAAACCAGCGAAATAAACTCAGCCAGGTCCGGCGGCCATGTCTCAGCCGCCCGGCATCGCTCCATACACTGCTGACAAATCAGCCGGATTTGGCGCTCAGTCATCGCCCCAATCTGGGCCACCCACAGCTTCGAAGGTGCCGCGCCGTTCTTCTGCGTCCATCGGTTCGAATAAATTTCCCCCATGACTTCCCAGAGTCGCCAGGCCGTCTCCGTCGCTGACGATCCCGTTTTCGCGTTCCCACTGCACGCGGGCTGCCCTGATTTGCTGTACTGCCCGCGATGCGATGCTGTCTGGCTGGATTTCTGCATGGCTTTCTCCCCTGCTGGCTGGTTTCGCCTTTGCCCTGACGTGGTTTACGTGACGGGCGAATTTTTGTTCCCACTGGATTTGTGTGAACACCTTTCCCTCCGACGTCCAGTAATCCCTGAACGCGACAAGCTCCGTAGGTAAATACTCCGGCTCTGGTAACGCAACGCCCCACTGGGCGGCCCGTTGTCGGAAATCCAGCGAGGGATGCCAGTCGTCCATCATTGAGAATTTCCCGATCGGCTCGTTCAGGCCTTCCCGGTATTCCGGTTCAGTCACGGCAGGCTGTTGCATAATTCCAGGCTGACTAACCGGAGCACTCGCGCGCGCGCACGCGTTATGTGTGGGGTTTAATTCTTTTAGATCTATATCTTTATTAGTTCCCTTTTTGTTGGCTTCCTGTTTAAACACCGAACCAACACCTTTTGAACATGTGTTACTTCCACTGGCGGCCTGCGTTTTCTTCCTGTTCCTTCTGGACTGAACAGATGCTTTCCCTGCTGCCGACTTTTTCGCCAGAACATCCCTGACCGCAGCGAGATCATTCTCGATACGCTCATGAATCCATTCAGTGCCGTTATCAATGAAAAATTCTCTCAGGGACTCTTCCACAGCTCCCCAGCGTTCACTGCTAATCCGAGCAATTTTTGCCAGCCTGCTTTTCGGGATAGCTCTTCCGGTCTGCCAGTAATTGAACATCAACAACAAATAGGCTCCATGCTCCTCGGCAGAAAGGTGCATGGTGTCCGCCAGATAATCAGCGATGTAAAGCTGCATGTATGGAAGTGTGGCCATAAAGCCTCTCTACGCTCTTTTCCGGGCGATCTGAAAACATAAAAAATTACTCACTGGTCATGTCTCTGGTACTGCTGGCGATAACCGCTACGTAACGCCTGTAATGCATATATGGCCTCGTCACACTTTCGCTCAAAATCCGCCAGCGGCGCGCCAAGAAGTACCGCGCTTGCCACTGCGGTTTTTTTAAAAGCTGTGAAAGCAGGTATTCAATGCTCTGCCCTGCCGTTATTCGTTTATGCAGTTCCGGCGCACTTTTGAGGATCGCCTCCAGAATAGCGGGGATCAGTGCAGAGAATTTCTCGCAGTGCTCCGCCGTTTCCCGTTTCCGCCAGCGCTGAAAAATGTTTATCCGGTTACGGCGCCATGCGTCGTAATCCACCGTTCCGTCGTCACGCTCGATACGGTGAACCGCTATTTCCGGTCGCGCCGGCTGCTCCAGGAATGCGCGGGTGATCAGCTGCGTGGCGGTTTCCTGGGTTATCTGTAGATATGCCAGCCATGACGATAACGCCTGACTGGCTGTTTCAGGGGTGATCATGGTTGTTCACCTTCGCTAATATGGTTCTGCTATCGTTCACATGAGGCGGGAAAACATCATCAAGAACACAGCGAGATCCCAGATGGTTAAGTGTGGCAACAATTTTTCGGCACTCCTCCAGTCCGGGTGTGCGAAAATTTGCTTCGTAGTTCGCCAGACGGCTCTGTATCCATCCCAAATGAGTCGCAAGCTGCCTTTGAGATAGCCCCAGTTGCTTTCTGTATGTTGAAATTTTGTTCATTTAAAACCTCCGAATTTTATTATTCACAATTCGTGAGCATAGTCAACTACACATACGTGAGTATCATCAATTTCACGTAGCGTGATAAAATTCCAAACATGAAAACGATTGCAGAACAAATTGGCGAACGTCTTAAAACTATCCGCCAAAACAGAGGATTAAGCATGGGACGACTGGCTAAGCTATGTGGCTGGTCGGGGTCGTCACGCATTGCAAATTACGAGGCTGGAACGCGGAGTATTGGAGCTGAGGATGCCATTACGCTTGGTCAAGTGCTTGGCATTTCCCCCGCAGAACTAATGTTCGGTAAGCAGGAAAATGCCAACTCATGGCTGAGTGATAACCAACAAAAGCTACTCGAATTGTTTAATCAACTGCCAGCATCAGAGCAAACACGTATGCTTGATCTGTTTGAAATCAGATTAAAAGAAATTGATGAGTATGTAGAACAATACCTTAGAAGCAGACAGTATAAAAAAGATACTCCATCCTCTTGAGCTAACCTCCCCTCTTAGTAATCCCGCAAATGCGGGATTTTTTTTGCTTATCCATATCCCACCAAGAAAATAATGCTCACAATTCATATTGACAAATCACTCACGATATGTGAGCATTTGATGTATCAAGACAACGCCAGACCAGATAACAGCCGGACAATACCATGAGTTATCCCGCTGCTGAGTCGGGCTAAGTAGCCAGCCTGAGGCATACGAACATGACGGCAGTTGTTGTTAAGTAACAAGCGCAGTAGATAAAACGTTCCGCCGCCGGGCGTTAAGCGGATGAGGGAAAAATGAAAGCAATCGACTTAGGCAACAATGAATCTGTGGTTTATGGCGTATTTCCCAACAATGACGGTACGTTTACCGCCATGACGTTTACCAGAAGCAAAACCTTCAAAACTGAAGCTGGCGCACGACGCTGGTTAACAAGAAACCATTGTGATTAAGAGTCATACAGGAAGCCGGATTCAGAAAAGCATCCGGCGCAACACGAAAGCGCACTACGCAGAACCTTAATTAAGCTGGCAGCACAGGAACCAGTGAGGTATGAGATGAACTTCAGAGAATTACCGATATCAGTCCAGAACATCGCAGCTCAACTGCTGGCGGATAGAATGCCGTGTGCCACCAACACCAGTGAAAACGAACCAGCAATGGCACTGGCCCAGAATATCAACGACGCTTTTACCAAGCTCTATAACCCTATGAAAACATATACCATTAACTATGACCCTGGTCGTCCTGGCCCTATAAGCGCGGAGGAGGAGCCGGAGCAAATTTAGCTATTTCATCCGCCAGCGCTATACATTCCTGAAACCCAGATGCGCGTAATTCATCGAGAATAACGTTTGCTTCACATGAATTATGAAGCTTGTAAAGGATAAGGGCGAGAGCATATTTAATCGCAACAAGCTCATTGGTGGATGCTTTTATTTTAGTTGTCATAACGGATTTCCTTTTACTGGTTGTGTGAGAACTCCAGTATACCACCGAGCCTGAAGTGGTAAAAAGACAGGCCGCCTGCTCCACGTTACGGAGCACACAACACGAAAGCGCGTTGCGGGATATGTTCATATTGATCCTGTCGTTAATCCAGCCTGACAGCGCGCTTCCGGTTGCGAGTGGAACCCGTGACATTGCTGTGTGTAGTCTTTGGCGGTACCAGTTCATTCCTTTCTGGTTTCCGCCCTTTTTAAAGCGAATTTTGTGGTGTGGTGAATGCGGCTAAGCGCACGCGGCACAGTTAAAAAGACATAACGGTCCTTCATGTTGTGGGTGAAAATAGTAGTCGGCGGTAATGGTTAACTGGTTATCGTCACCTGGAGGCACCAGGCACCGCACCAACAAAATTCGCTTATAAACAGGCAAAGAGGATAAAACGATGATACCTGTCATTACACCTCGTTCCGACTGGATGCGCAGTCCGGCTAAACAGCAGACTGCAATAAACAGAAAACCGGGCTTGATTCGTAAAATTTATACTCTACTCACCCAGAAAGGAGACCCGACATTAATTAACTGCGCATATTGTCAGAAAGCAATACCGGAAGAGACCGCATACGAATATGAACTGATATATATGCACGGAACGCTTATTTCACGTAAAAAACAAAAATATTGCAGTAAACGCTGTGCCAGCCATGACCAGATGGCACATGAACTTTAATTAATCATTTACTGAAACAATAAAACTATGCCAGCAATGGCAGGGATTCACTCAACCTGAAAAAGGAAATAAAAATGAAAAATACAACGCCTGATGCAGCAGTATTACAGGAACTAAAAGAACTCACCAGCCGTATATTTAAGATATGCGAGCAAAACAATATGCCGGTAGTTATTGGCTATTCATACGAGTTAAGCAGAAACGAAGATGGCTATTCAAGAAATAAATCAATAACTGCATATGCAGATGAAAAAACAGGGGCATGGGACTCCACTATAGCCGCAGCAGCCATGTTGCTCAAAGTGAAAGACGTCCCCCGGGAGGTTATTGGTGCATTGAAGAGCCTGTCTGTTGCCAGTGATTTTGCACGGGCGATGTCTGAGGCCTCAAAGGAAAAAAGCCTGCATTAAATGCAGGCGCTTCCCCGGCTTTACATCCCGGCGATGCTGAGGTGAGCGACCAGACCCACCAGAGACATGACCAGTGAGCACCCGGAGAGGATTTTCACTGGCAAAACGATTTTAATCTTAACTGAGGTTAAAAAACAATGAGCATTAAGCAGGAAGAATATTCATTTTATTACAAGGTTAAAAATGAAAGTGCCAGGAAACGCCTCGGCTTTAAAGCCGGTTTTTTCTGGTGTACAGCTAAAAAGCAGTCACTCGCCCTCTCCCGTGGCGAACTGGCTATGGATGCTGCCGGATTTGATGAAGCTGATTTTGCCAGACCTGTACGCGTACATTTTCCGGTAGAAAATGACATTCCTCCCGAGGGTGTCTTTGACACTAAATTTTGTGAAAACCGCGAACCCGGTGGCGAAGACGGCAAAACCCTGACACTTATCCCCGGCGCAGCTTCTGCTGTTAAATCAGATGAAACAGAACGCGCCGACGGTGCTGGCACTCCTGCCGGAGAAAACGGCATACAGGAATCTCATAACCCGCCAGCAAACCCTCAACTGACCGTGGTTGCGACACTGCCGTTCCGCCATCGCGTTCTGGCACAGTATATTGGCGATGGAGAATATCTTTATCACGTCGATACAGGCCAGAAAAAAGAAATCGCGTGTCTGGAGATGGATACTCAGAATACCACTGTCCAGAACCTGATACTCGCCGCAGAAAATGTAGAGCCGTTCAAAAAAGCTATCGAGCACGATATTCACAAAGCAGTGAATGCGTATAAACAGGTATTTCCTGTCGATGGAAAAGTGCCTGAGTTATGCACCACTATTAAGTTTTTTAAGGAATGGTTCAGTGCTGAACACATTAACCGCGGCCTGCTGGTTAAGGAATGGGCTGAACGCCTGAAGAATAAACCTGCACCCGTTAAAAAAACCGGGCCACATAAAGTAATTGTCGACGACGTAAATAAGCCAGAGCGTCCACGCCGTAGCGAAAAACCGACACACAGAACGATTAACTATGAGCTCGCCTGTGGTTTCTGTGAGGAGCTGGATCTGAATAACCTGCGTCCTGCAATGGATTTTGCAAAACGTATCATCGCCGAAGACCGGGAAGACTGGAAGCGAATGTCGATGACAGTGGGCATTATCCCCGACATCAAAGGCTACGACCGACAGACCATTATTGACCTGGTACGCAAAGCGCCAAAGGCCGTACATAACGGTAATCCTGATCTTCGCCGGACGTGGTGCGAAAGCTTTCTTGCCGTTCATGGTGTTCGCGATCCGGACTGGTACGAATATGCGCCTGATAACACCCCAACAACCCATGAAGAAAATGCGGCAAGGCTTCGTCAGGCGGGTAAATGTCTGCGGGATATTGAGGCAGGGAGATTTCAGTGTGATGAAGAAAAACCACAACCGGCAGGCGAACTGGCAGATGAACCAGCAACGCCTGAAGCAGTGGAACAGGACACAACTGAACATCATCCGGACCCGCAGCCGCTGGAGAATGAGCCACCTGTAAGCCAGACAGAAGCAGGCTACCAGAAAATACGGGCAGAACTGTACGAAGCACGTAAAAACATTCCACCCAAAAGCCCGGTTGATGTTGGTAAACAACTGGCAGCCGCACGCGGTGAATACGTCGAGGGCATCAGCGACCCGAACGACCCAAAATGGGTGAAGACCGGGACAAGCCAGCCGACCACCGAACCTGAACTGGTTAAAAATGTTGGCAACGGTATTTTCGACGTGTCCGCTTTAATGCAGAACTCATCAACTCATGGCACAGAAACGAATCCGGAGATCACCAGCAATGTGCAGGTTCAAGAAACTGACAGTGATGAAAAACAGGCTGGTGATGCGGTGCAGGCAGGCGAAGGCGATCTGGGTACTGGTAAAGAAGCAGTTACCGTAGAGAACCAGAATCAGGCTGAGACGCACCAGAACAACGATTCTGTGAGCCAATCTGAACCTGAGGCGCAACAAAACGTACCGGAATCGCAACAAGAAGAGCCAGAAGCAGCCTGGCCGGAATACTTCGAGCCGGGCCGCTATGAAGGTGTACCAAACGAGGTTTACCACGCCGCCAACGGGATCAGCTCAACTCAGGTGAAAGATGCTCGCGTGTCGCTGATGTACTTTAACGCGCGTCACGTAGAGAAGACTATCGTCAAAGAGCGCTCTCCAGTGCTTGATATGGGCAACCTGGTACATGTTCTGGCTCTACAGCCGGAAAACCTCGAAGCAGAGTTCAGCGTAGAGCCGGAGATCCCTGAGGGTGCTTTCACCACCACCGCCACCCTGCGCGAGTTCATCGACGCGCACAACGCCAGCCTGCCAGCGCTGCTGAGTGCTGACGATATCAAAGCGCTGCTGGAAGAGTACAACGCCACCCTGCCGTCGCAGATGCCGCTTGGAGCTTCGGTAGATGAAACCTATGCATCGTATGAGCAGCTTCCCGAAGAATTCCAGCGCATTGAAAACGGCACCAAACATACAGCCACGGCGATGAAAGCCTGCATCAAAGAGTACAACGCCACCCTGCCCGCGCCGGTTAAAACCAGCGGCAGCCGTGACGCGCTGCTGGAGCAACTGGCAATAATCAACCCTGACCTGGTCGCTCAGGAAGCGCAAAAATCGTCGCCGTTGAAAGTCTCTGGCACGAAGGCCGATCTGATTCAGGCCGTGAAATCAGTCAACCCGGCAGCGGTATTCGCCGACGAATTGCTGGATGCGTGGCGGGAGAACACCGAAGGGAAAGTGCTGGTCACCCGCCAACAGCTCAGCACCGCGCTGAACATTCAGAAAGCCCTGCTGGAGCACCCGACCGCCGGCAAATTGCTGACTCACCCAAGCCGCGCTGTCGAGGTTAGCTATTTTGGGATTGATGAGGAAACCGGGTTGGAAGTTCGGGTACGCCCTGACCTTGAGCTCGATATGGGCGGCCTGCGCATTGGCGCCGACCTGAAAACTATTAGCATGTGGAACATCAAGCAGGAAGGCCTGCGTGCGAAGTTGCACCGGGAAATCATCGATCGGGACTATCACCTGAGCGCGGCCATGTACTGCGAAACTGCGGCGCTGGACCAGTTTTTCTGGATTTTCGTCAACAAAGACGAGAACTACCACTGGGTCGCCATCATTGAGGCGTCTACCGAGTTGCTGGAACTTGGCATGCTGGAATACCGCAAAACAATGCGAGAGATAGCAAACGGCTTCGACACTGGTGAATGGTCAGCGCCTATCACAGAAGACTACACCGACGAACTGAACGATTTTGATGTGCGCCGCCTTGAAGCGTTGCGCGTACAGGCATAAGGGGAAAATCATGGAAAACACAAATATTGTTACCACTGAGCAGCAGGCACCAAACACCATTTCTGCCAGTAACGCAATTTTTAACGTTCAGGCACTGGGTCAGTTAACAGCTTTCGCTAACCTGATGGCAGACTCACAGGTGACGGTACCGGCACACCTTGCAGGGAAACCAGCCGACTGTATGGCAATCGTCATGCAGGCTATGCAATGGGGCATGAACCCTTACGCTGTGGCGCAGAAAACACACCTGGTTAACGGTGTTCTTGGTTACGAGGCACAACTGGTCAACGCAGTAATCGCAAGCTCCAGTGCCATTCATGGCCGTTTTCATTACCGCTATGGGGGTGACTGGGAGCGCTGCACCAGGACACAGGAAATCACACGCGATAAAAACGGTAAAAATGGGAAGTACACCGTCACTGAGCGCGTTCGTGGCTGGACAGATGAGGACGAGATCGGCCTGTTCGTTCAGGTTGGTGCCATTCTGCGAGGTGAATCTGAAATCACCTGGGGAGAACCTCTTTACCTCTCCGGCGTTGTTACCCGCAATTCTCCGCTATGGGTTTCAAACCCTAAACAGCAAATTGCCTATCTGGGCGTTAAATATTGGGCTCGCCTGTACTGCCCGGAAGTGATCCTCGGCGTGTACAGCCCTGATGAGGTTGAGCAACGAGAAGAACGCGAGATTAACCCTGCTCCAGTCCAGCGCATGAGCGTACAGGAAATCACCAGCGAGGTTAGCACCAGGACCAGCGCGCAGGAGTCGGCAGCTAACGTTGATGCTGTTGCCGACGATCTTCGCGAACGCATTGATACAGCAAGTTCCGTTGATCAGGCAAAAGCAATCCGTGCGGATATCGAATCACAGAAAGCGTTGCTGGGTACTGCGCTGTTCACCGAATTAAAAAACAAAGCAGTGAAGCGCTATTACCAGGTCGATGCACAGAACAAAGTCGAGGCAGTGATCAACTCAATTCCAAACCCTGGCGAACCGGAAGCCGCAGAGATGTTTGCTAAAGCTGAAAGCACGCTTGGCGCTGCTAAACGTCATCTTGGCGACGAACTGCACGATAAGTACCGCGTCACCCTGGACGATATGAAACCGGAATACATCGGCTAATTGCATCGGGAGGGGTTACGCCCTCCCGCCTGAAGAGGTTTTATGCGCCTTATAAATCGCAGTAAGCAATCGCCATTGGGCCGTCGCGCATGTGATGTTGCACTGGCGGCGCATCATGAAAAGTTCGGCGATTACGGCAGACAAAAGCACGTTACCAATTACACCGTTGTAGTGGATGGCGTAAAGGTGCCTGTTGAAGTAGTTAACCGGGCCACCAGCTACGTAGCCACCGCAATGATCGGCGTCCGGAAACTTAGAAATCTGCCAGCACAGGCAAACTGAATATTAGCGATGGCCCGCTGCGGGGCCACTGGAGAAAACGATGAGCAACATTATCCAACTGACGCCAAACAAGTGGGTTAGCGAAAAAGTTCTGATTGCGGTTACCGGGCTTAAGCCCGGAACCATTACCCGCGCCAGAAAAGAATCCTGGATGCTGGGCCGCGAGTACCTGCACATTTCACCAGACGGAAATCCGAAGCCTTCGAGCGAATGCATATACAACAGAGAAGCCGTTGATCAGTGGATCGAGGCGCAGAAAAAAAATCAACCAGGTGCGAAGACAACATGAAAAGCAGTACACTCGTCAATGCTCCTGGACGTCAGGAGGGATTAATGGCTAATGCATCATACCCGACAGGCGTCGAAAACCACGGCGGTTCGCTCCGCATCTGGTTTCTGTATAAAGGTAAACGTGTCAGGGAAAACCTTGGTATCCCTGACACTGCAAAAAATCGCAAGATAGCTGGCGAACTGCGTTCTTCGGTTTGTTTTGCGATAAGGATGGGGAATTTTAACTATGTGGAAAAATTCCCAAACTCACCGAACCTTGCCCGGTTCGGTCAGGATAGAAAGGAAATTACTGTGCTGGAGCTTACCGAAAGATGGTCCGAGCTGAAGAGAATGGAGATCAGCTCTAATACCATGAGTAGGTACGAATCTATCATAAAAAACATGCTTCCACTCATCGGCGAAAACAAAATGGTTTCTGCGGTGACTACTGAGGATTTGCTGTATGTCAGGAAGGAGTTGCTGACGGGCTTTCAGGTAATGAAGAAGGATCACCGGACTCAGGTTAAAGGCCGGAAATCGTCCACAGTGAATAATTACATGATGCTGATGGCCGAGATCTTCCAGTTTGGAACAGATAACGGCTATGCAAAGGAAAACCCGTTTAGCGGAATTAACCGTCTCAAGAAAGCGAAAGGGGAACCAGATCCACTCACGACAGACGAGTTCATCAGGTTTATCCAGGCATGCGGACACCAGCAGATGAGAAATCTCTGGTCACTGGCAGTCTATACCGGAATGAGGCATGGGGAGTTGTGCGGTCTGGCCTGGGAAGATATCGATCTGCATGCCGGGACGATCATTGTGAAGCGCAACCTTACCCAGACGGATGAGTTCACCCTGCCAAAAACCGACGCAGGTACTGACAGGGTGATATATCTCATTCAACCAGCTATTGATGCCCTGAGGAATCAGGCCCAGTTGACACGCCTTGGCCGGCAGTTTGAGGTTGAAGTGAAGTTGCGGGAATATGGACAATCTGTCATTCAGCCCTGCACGTTCGTATTCAGCCCTCAATGCGTCAAACGTGGACCTCGCACAGGATATCACTACGCGGTTAATTCCATTAATAAAATTTGGGCCCCGATAATCAAGCGTGCCGGCATTCGTTACCGTAACGCGTATCAGTCACGACATACCTATGCATGCTGGTCATTATCAGCTGGTGCTAACCCAAACTTTATAGCAACGCAGATGGGGCATACCGATGCACAGATGGTTTACAAGGTGTATGGAAAGTGGATGTCAGAGAAGAGCGCAGAACAGGTTTCTCTGCTCAACCAGGCACTTTCCCGCTATGCCCCATCACTGCCCCAAAGCATGGTAGCAGCGCAGTAGAAATCCTTAAATTCAAGGGGTTAGCAGTCGCATCGCTACATTTTTATAACATGGGGCACGAAATGCGCTCGACCCTAAAGACAGCTTATGGTGTGATCGGGGTTCAATAAATCGCTAAACAAGGTATACTCCAGCGGTTTTCTTAGTTGTTTATTGTACTAAACGCTCCCGTGAGAGGACGCAACAGCGCACCTATGACACAATTCGCTTCTCCTGTTCTGCACTCGTTGCTGGATACAGATGCTTATAAGTTGCATATGCAGCAAGCCGTTTTTCACCACTACTATGATGTGCAGGTAGCGGCTGAGTTTCGTTGCCGTGGCGACGACCTGCTGGGTATTTATGCCGATGCTATTCGCGAGCAGGTGGACGCGATGCAGCACCTGCGCCTCCAGGAGGACGAGTTCCAGTGGCTCTCCGGCCTGCCCTTTTTTAAACCGGATTATCTGAACTGGTTACGCGAGTTTCGCTATAACCCAGCTCAAGTCTGTGTCACCAACGATAACGGCAAGCTGAATATTCGCTTAACCGGCCCGTGGCGTGAAGTCATTATGTGGGAAGTGCCGCTGCTGGCCGTGATCAGTGAGCTGGTTCATCACTACCGCTCGCCAAACGCGGGTGTTGATCAGGCGCTCGACGCGCTGGAAAGTAAGCTGGTTGATTTCACTGCGTTAACCGCCAATCTCGATATGTCCCGCTTCCACCTGATGGACTTCGGCACCCGCCGCCGTTTCTCTCGTGAAGTGCAGCAGGCGATAGTTAAACGTCTCCAGCAGGAGTCATGGTTCGTCGGCACCAGCAACTATGATCTCGCGCGTCGCCTGGCGCTGACGCCGATGGGCACTCAGGCGCACGAATGGTTCCAGGCGCATCAACAAATCAGTCCGGACCTGGCGACCAGCCAGCGTGCCGCGTTGGCCGCCTGGCTTAACGAATATCCGGACCAGCTTGGTATCGCATTGACAGATTGCATTACAATGGATGCGTTTTTACGCGATTTCGGCATTGAATTCGCCAGCCGTTATCAGGGGTTACGCCACGACTCAGGAGACCCTGTCGCATGGGGCGAAAAGGCGATTGCCCATTATGAAAAGCTGGGGATTGATCCGCTGACAAAAACGCTGGTCTTTTCAGATAACCTTGATCTGCAAAAGGCGGTCGAGCTCTATCGCCATTTCGCCTCTCGCGTGCAGTTAAGCTTCGGCATCGGTACCCGCCTGACCTGCGATATCCCTCAGGTAAAACCGCTCAATATCGTGATTAAACTCGTGGAATGTAACGGAAAGCCGGTGGCTAAACTTTCCGACAGCCCCGGTAAAACGATCTGTCATGATAAAGCGTTTGTGCGCGCGCTGCGTAAAGCGTTCGATCTCCCGCAGGTGCGTAAAGCAAGTTAA